AGCAGGGGCATGATCGGCACAGAACCGTGAGTGTGGAACGCTGGGATTCTTGCAGCGTACCGTGTCACAGACCGGACTAGGCAGGCTGGGCATTACTTCAGGAACCGCAGCTTGTAGAGGGTGCTATTGCACAGGTTGGCAATGTTATCCATTTCGTTCTGTAGCTCCGTATCTTGGGGGAATCCAGGTTCCCGGCGCAACTTTTCCACCTCGGCCTGGACATAGGTGATGTAGTCGATAGCGGTCCTGGCAGGTAGTTCGTACTGAGCAGGGTAATCGGTAATGATGCTGTATTTGCCCTGGTAAGCCTCAATAAACGCATCCACTAGGCCGCCCATTTCGCTGTAAAACGCGCCGAGTGCCTGGTGTTCTGAGTAGGATCGGCTTTGCAAATGCAGGATGTGGACATTGGTGACGCTGTGGAGCAGGCACATCATCAACGTTGCTACCGGGTTAGATCCGGCCTGTTCTATGCTGGCTCTGAATTTCATGTTGGTAACCTAAAAAAAATCCCCTGAAAACAGGGGAAAATGAAGGAGTCAGTTGCAGTTTACACCGAACCACACATATTGTCTGCCTACTTTTTGCCTTTTGACAGATCCCATGCGTTCTAGTTCGGTCAGGGTTTTGGTGACGGTTTTGGGTGACAGCAGGAAATAATCGGCAATATACGCTGACGTTTGCGGGGTCTTGCGGGTTGCCATCCAGTTGTCGATCTTGGCATACGCTTTCATTTGAAAATGACGTCCTGTTCTTTCTGAATCTGAAGTTGTTTTGCCGTCAGCCTGGCATCAGCGACGATTTCAATGCAAAGTTGAATCGCAGCGTCAATGTCTTTTGCAAGCATTTTGTCATGCAATAAACCAGTCTTTTTCTTCATTATCAACCACCCTTCTACCCAATCGCCCATTTAAGTCGCTCCAAAGTGCATGGTTTTGTCGAAACGTCCGTCTTGCCATTGAATCAAACGATGCTATTTCTTTTGGCCCATCGTTTGCCATCAGTTTAAGCAACGCTGACCTAAAATGCGTAGGGTCAATGTCCAGCATCTCGAGATAGCCCTCGCATGACTCGGTAAAGATAAAGTCAAACGCGCTGGCAGCGTTGAAACTCAAACGAATTTTGTTGTCAATCTTGATTGGTCGGTCGCAACAATCCTTGACGGCAAGCGAAACAACAGCAGACAGCAAACGCTGTTCCGGTGGATTCTGTGCTTGTTTAATGTTCAAGTTTGGCCTTTGCCTTTTCCAGACAGCGGTTGATGTAGCTTGGTGGCATGTTGATTTCTGCCGCCACAAAGTAGATGGATTGGTACGGAAAATTGAGATAGATCGCTGCAATAACTTCCCGTTCGTCCTCCGGCAATTTCTTGATTGCTGCGTCCATCTGAGCAAAGTCAATCATATCCGCTGCGTTCTGTTTGCGCTTGCCTGCTGCCCAATTGTGCAACCTTTCCTCCATCTGCATCATTCCTCCAGGGTGTCGATAACGCTCGATAACGCTGTGTGCCGCAGTTAGCGCACACATACAGTTCAACTATAGGTTGATTGTCGTACTCGGCAAAGAGTCGGTACTTTGTTTCGCTTTCGCAGCTTGCCTGGCATTTCTTCGCAGTTCGTTTATCCGTTCCTTGTTTGCGTGTTTCCATGCTTTTGCCCTCGCCATGTAACAGGGTTTACAAGCTGCTTGTGGACGTTTGTTGCTGTTCAGAAAGAAATTGCTATCAGGAAAGCCTTTGTAGCAAATTGAACAGACCCGTAAAGTTTCAACTTTAGGCCAAAAGAAACTCATAACGGTGCCTCGTCAACTTTGTCTGCCAGTTCTGCATACGTTGGCGGTTTGTCAGCAATTGGCGGTTCTGAGTCATACACCGGTACGGTAACAGGAAAAGGCCAGAATGTTTTGTCTTGTGTCATGTTTATCCCCTTGCTCGGATGGCTGCGGCGCAGTTGAGTGCTGATTGCGCCATGTGATCCCAATAGCCTCGATTAGCCAGACTTTCGTAGTGGTTCCCGTTGATTTGTTTCTCACACAACTTCGCACACGCCTCTCGTTCGGCTGCGGCGACAATTTCGCACAATTTCCAAACGGCCTCACCAGTCACAACGATTCCAGCTTCTTGCGTTATTCGGATAATGTCATCGCGTGTCATGTCGGGTTGCCTTTGGGTTGTTGCTTGCAAGGAAAAGCGATTTTAAGCGTACGGTTGACCAGAATGTCTGCGCTCAGATGCCGTTCTGCCGGTGTGTTCGAAAGATAGTTGCGAACCATATCGAGCACTTGACCGGCCTGGGCATTGGATGGACTGCAATGCAGGATTCCTTGCCCTACGTCATGCACACCCATGACATACCCAAGCGCAACCATTTCCTCGACCGTTGAATTGCCGTTGATACGGTTCAGCAGCTTATTGCCGTCTAGAAACTCGGCCTGGGCAGGCAGGCTTGCAAAAGCAAGCAGCAGTATTGTCTTGTTCATGCGTTCTTGTCCTTTAGCTTTGCTTTGATGGCTTTATAAAAACTTAGGATTCCGTAGTTTTTTCCACCGTTATACAAATGCTCGTCTGCAAGATCGTAAACTTCATCGTCCGTCAGCCCGACCCATTGGCGCGGCTCTGCCGCCAGCGCACACCAATGCGTCGTTCCGCTGGTGCGTATGTACGGACACGGTTGCGCTGCTTGCTCAATGGCAGCGCGGAGGGTGTCAATAGCCTGCTTGTGCTTTTCAGTCGCAATGCCGAACCGTGGGTGCGCCAGTTCCAACGCCTCCAACGCCTGCTTCATTGCTTCGATGGTCATTTCTCACCTCGTGCCTTTTTGATAGCCAACTCTGCATTTCGTAGAGCAATGCGATCAGGATGCTTGTCGTTTACCGCGACCCCGCGCTCCAGCATTCGCCGGCACATCTTCTCGAGGCATTCCAACAAAATAGGAGCGGAAGCGATTAGGCGAGAGTTTGCTATTGCTATTTCTTGATCGTCTAAAAAATCAGGCCTTCGCAACGAAGCAATTAATTTCCCGTCGTTAAGCTCATAGACGCTAAGCCTAGATATATCCCAGTCGATGGCCCACGGCCCCGGCGTGTGCTTGCTCATTTGACCCTTTTGCTTTCAAGCATAGCTTTCATCTGCGCCAGCACAGCTTTGCCTTCTTCCGTTATCTGTTTCGGTGCTGGCAGCGCAATGTTTTGACGCTGCTCAACTCGGTCAAAGTCACGGCACATGCCTATAAACTCAGACAGGCTGGGAGGCCAATCCCGTCCAAGACCAGGCAGCGTCTCAACAACCTTACGAATGACTTCAGGCTTGGTCTTGCGTAGAAACCCTTCCCAAGCTTCGTTAGCAGCCATGATGCCGTTGTCATCCTCCATGTACATCGCCTTAACCTTCTGATTTCCGTACATCACAGAAAAGTGCTGCATCATCCGTTCAGCGTAAGGGTAGCGGGATGGCATTGGCATCTCCCATGTCGATGAAGTCATCTGTTCTTTCCCATGAACCGTAAATCAGTTGAGACTTTCGGTCATTTTTCGCTTGTTGTGTATTGGGGGAAACCCTAGTGCTACGCACCCAATTGCGCCAGGTCGCAAGCCAGTCGGCCTTGACTCCCTTGCTCCCAGGTTGAGCAATCCAGTAATCCCGAAACGCATCAAACGTCTTGCGAGGGTCAATGTCCTGCCGTTCTTGCTTGCAGAAGTCCAACCATTCATCCGGCATGTCAACAAGATCAAAGCGCGACCCGCGCTGCTTCTTCTCTTTTAGTTGGTTATTGGTTATTGGTTCTTGGTTAGTGGTTATTGGTTTATGGTTAGGTGCACGATCTTGAACGTCTGGTTCACGATTCGTGCGTTTTCGTGCTTCTCTGTCTAAAGCAATAGCACGATTCGTGTCGGATTTAGCACGATACGTTGCAATCTCCTCTGCTATGCGAGACTGCACATATCGCCCATCTTCAATCGTAAAAAACTGTTCCAACACAAATTTGACGGCAGCAATTTCGTCTGCCGACCGCGCCCAGCACCATTTAATAGCTTCTTCTTCAGTTGGGAATTGCTCACGGTCGTAGCACGAATGCAGCAGAAGCGTGTACGCACCGTGTTCAATCATAGACAAGCGACCGGCCTTCTTGTGGTAGTCGCCTATATTGAACTTAAAGTAATGCAAAACAATCTCCATCGGTGGACGATCCCAGAGTGAGAATTCCGGGTCGGGCCACCCTGACGGGTGAATGAACGGGTCTGAGACCGTCCCCGATGGAGACTGTGTAAGACCCAACCTATACGCCTCTCACAGCGCACAAACAGTCTACAATTCAATCCTTGCACAATCAACTAACCTTGTGCATTAGGGATAACCCTTACCTTGCAAGCGTAATGCAATCTCGCCAACCTTCCATTGCTTCCGCGGCATTCTCGCTTGTAGCCATACGGTGTTTCCGGGCCAGCAGCAACCAAAGTGAACATTTCGCCTGTCCTGCATAGCTCAAACCGCTGTCCAACCTTGACCCAGCGCAAAATCGTATTCATTTCGCTTTTATTTTGCCTGTCTCACACAGCGCAACCAGCGTCCTGCGGAAAGCATCTTCCCAAAGAATCATCCGCTGCTCTTTCGATAACGTTTTACCTTGGTCAATGTGGTAGTGGCAGTCCTGGCACAACGCAGCGGTAAAGCAATCATGCGCTTTCTGACCCATGCCCTTACCGTACACGCTCCAGTTTGCATGCGCCGCTTGGGTCATGCCTTCCCGACCGCACAATCGGCAAGGCAAACTCGCAACTGCCTTTAGCCACGCTTTGTCCCGTACCATCGCAAGATTTCCTTTGCCAGTTCTTCCCTGCCTGCAATCCCTCGCGCCTTTTCGACACGCTCCAGGTACTCGGTTCGCCTGATCTTAGGCCAGGACAGCACCGTCTTTGCTTCGCAATACAGCTTCCATTCCTTGCTTTGCATTCCCACAACGGTTCCATCTGGCAGCGTCATCAACCTAGCGTTGTCGTGTTGCTTGCCACACGCATGACATACATTTCGTCGGTCATCGTTAGCCCTCGCTCTGTCGCCCATGCAAATACCTGCTCAACGTAATCCGAAAACTGTGCTTTGGTCAGCCCGGTAGTCGTTGGTTCTTGCTCTACCACCTGCCCGTTTGGTAGCTCAATCATCCGTCCAGGCAACAACTTGCTCTTAAAGTACGCATGCCAGACGTCAGGATCGTGCGTTTTGTCGCCTGGCCTAATCTGTTCGCTGATTGCCGTCAAGGTAGCCCAATAGAAGCTATTTTGCGCCGTTGTTCGATTCGCTGGCTGAATGGATACCACCCAACCCTGTTTAGCGCTCCTGACAGCCTCTATAGCCCTTTGGCGCACTATGTCGTTGGCAAGGGTATAGATCACAGTTCTAGCTCCTTCAACTGCCAGCGATTCTTTTCCTTGTACCAACCATGCAAGACGATGCGCCAACCCGACCGCAGCATCTCAGGATAAGCCTCGGACTCCTCGATCTTGTGCCGCCTGGCAGACAGGTTGGATCTGCTCGTTACCTGCACAGCAACCGTTTCCTGGTTGCCGATGCAGAGCAGGTCTATGCAACCCCAAAGATCGTGCTTGCGCTTGGTAAAGCTGTTGTAATGCTCGACAGTTGCAACAAGGTAGCCTTGGTCGCGCAGATGCACCGTTGACCGCGCTGTTAGGCTAGACATGCTCCACCTGCACAATCCGCACCTGGAAGTCTGGTCGTAGATCGGTGAGCGTTACCGCGCCACCCGCTAGGTCAATGATCCGCAACGCTTGACGCAGCGGGATCTGTCTCTTGCGCCAGGCCGATATAGCTTGCCTGCTGACGCCCAACTTATCGCACAACACACCCTTGCCGCCCACTATGGCAGACGCAAGATCCAACGCTTGACTAGGTGACATGACTCCTCCTATGTTGTCGCGCACTTTACAACACAAAAAAAAGTTTTGCAAACCTGTTGACAAGCGTTGTCAAAATCTTTACAGTCTCACTTACGGACAACAACAACCCGAGGCAACAATGGACGATTACTACAGACTTGGCTTGCATCTGATCGAGGAAAGCGAACGCGATATGCAGGAAACGTGCAGACGCATAGACAACGAAGTTGACAACATGACTGCCGAAGATTTGCAGCAGTTTTGCGAAGATGCCAACACAGATGATTTGTGGGAAGTGCATCGCAAACTGGCAGTCTCAGCAATTGACAAAGATTGGCCTGCGGTCGAAGCGCATACGAAGTCGCTTGTTGAAGCAATCAAGAACCACTTGTGGAGCAACGCAAAATGAGAACCATTGGCAACTGGTTGGTTGTAGGCATCGTCGGCGTCATGCTGGGCATTAGCGCGGTCGATTTTATGGTCGGAGACACATCAACAATTGGACGGATCGTATGGCAACTAATCTCACGGATCTAGATTTCAAATGGGTGCCTGGCGTTGCTACAGACGTAGCAGCGACCTGGCGTCGGTTTGGCTGGGTGCCGCCCAGCGAACAAATCGAATACACAACCAAATGGCAACGATACAACCAAGGAAACAACAACCATGCAAGTTTACAAATCAATCAATTTAGTTCAGCAGGAAATGGCGCAACACGGCATCAGCAAAAACCGCAAAAATGAACAGCAAGGGTACAAATTTCGCGGAATTGATGACGTTTACAACTCGCTGTCGCCGCTGCTTGCCAAACATGGGCTTTGCATCCTTCCTCGCATGCTTAATCGAACATGCACCGAGCGAGTAAACGCTAAAGGCAACACGCTGTTTTATGTGATTGTTGAAGCCGAATTTGATTTCGTCGCGTCGGAAGATGGAAGTAAGCACGTTGTTAAAACATATGGCGAAGCAATGGATAGCGGAGACAAAGCGACAAATAAAGCAATGTCAGCAGCGTACAAGTATGCGTGTATGCAAGCATTTGCCATCCCAACGGAAGGCGACAACGATGCAGATGCAACAACGCATGAGACTAAGATTGACCCTGCCCCGTTTGTTAGGCAACTGCTTGCCGCTGACAGCCTTGACGGTCTGAAGTCTATCTACGCTGCTGCGTACAAACAGCATCAAGGAACAGATGCTATGACGCAGATCGAGGAAGCGAAAAACAAACGCAAGGCTCAACTGATGGAGATTGCCTAATGTTTCCGAGTCCCTGGGCAGGTCTGGCCCGAAATACAGACCCGCAGACAAGCAAAGACGCAGCAGCGACAGTCAATGTGTCGCGCCTAGAAAGCATCATCCTGGACGTCTTTTTTGCCGCGCCAAAAGGGTTGACGCAAGACGAACTGGCAGCAAGGTTGCCTAACCATCCACTTAACACGCTGACGCCCAGGCTGGCACCGTTGATTCGCAAAGGGTATTTGGTGGTTGATGGCAAGCGCCCTGGCAAGTCTCGCAAGAATCAGCGAGTGCTGAAATATGTCAGCCCGTCGATCAGTTCATCAATCTATGATGACGAACAGGGGTTGGATTACTTCAACCGGTTTATTGCGGGTGACAGATGACTGACCAACGCTCTGTCGAATGGTTTGCCGAACGCCTGGGGCATGTCACAGCGTCACGCATGTCAGACGTTCAGGCCAGCGAAGGGACCGCTGCTAGGCGCAATTACCAGACGCAACTGATTGCGGAAAGACTGACTGGCAGGCAGCAGGAATCGTTCACAAACCATTTCATGCAATGGGGAACCGACACAGAACCGCTGGCTAGAGCAGCGTATCAAGCGAAGCATGAATTGGTAGATGAAGTCGGGTTTGTGAAACACCCGCTGATTCTGTGGTTTGGCGCATCGCCAGATGGACTGGTAGGCAAGCATGGTCTAGTCGAAATCAAATGCCCTGCAACATCTACGCACCTGGATTGGATGCTGGAAGGCAAAGTTCCAACAAAGCACAAACCGCAGATGTTGGCGCAGCTTGCTTGCACCGGTCGCGCTTACGTTGATTTTGTGTCGTTTGATCCGCGACTGCCGGAAGATTTGCAGTTGTTTGTTGTGCGGTATGAACCTAACGAAACGCTGATAAAGGAAACAGAAGATAAGGTAAAGAAATTTCTTGCTGAAGTAGAAAAATCAATCAACCTATTGAGAGGCTAACATGGCAGTTGTATACGAAGTCATTGCTGTAACCGGAACCTACCCCGGCAAAGATGGTCAGGAAAAGAAACGCTGGTCAAAACTCGGCGTTGTCTTGCAAGGCAAGAATGGTTTAAGCATGAAACTGGACACTATCCCGACCGCCTGGGATGGTTGGGCAACCCTGGCAGAACCCAAGGCTAAAGAGGATCTGCCGTTTTAAGCAAACTGAGCAAGCGCAACATCGTACTGGTGCTTGCGCTCTGCTAAATGCAACTTGGCAGGCCCGTTGACGATGCGTGTTACCTTATCCATGTCACCGGCGTCTGCCGCCTCGTTGCAACCGTTCGTTTTCCAAAACCACCCTGCCGACAACGCTGCATATAGCGGGGTTGCCAATAGTTCTGGCTCGTTGATAAAGTTGACGCCCAGCGCATCGCCGCATGCCTGGTAATTTGCTTTGTGTGTAAGCTGAATCAGGCCGCGACCGTGGAACCCGTTGTATAGGATCTGACTGAGTGCTTTTGGGTTCTTGGTAAAGCCTTCCGCTGCTTTAGCGTCAGGAAACACACGCTTGAAAATGCTGGCGAGGCGTTCCGGGTTGCTGTAATACAAGCCTTCCTCGACCGCTGACAGCCTGGCAGACTCAATCGAAATCGTTGCCAGAAATGCCGCAATCCGCTGCGGGTTGTTGATTTCAAACCGGTCCATCGCTTGATTTAGCGGGGCAATGTATTTCAGCGCATCCAGTTCGTTTGCGCCGGTCGCTGCTTTCAGTTCGTCTATCGAAATCATTTCTTGCCCTTGCGTAAATTGTCAATTGCAGGAATTACTTGCAGATTGTCTGCTTGATGCGCCCCGCCTCTACTAATAGGAATAATGTGGTCAACATGGAATTCTTCACCAAGAGACATCTCGCGATAGAAATCCCGCAAGCAATAAATTGAGATGACATCAATAGAAAGTTTACCGCGAATCATTGCGCGACGGTTTGCATTGTCGGCTAACACTCTAGCTTTATTCTTTGTTCGATCAGCTTTTTTCCAGAGTGATACTTTCTCTGGATTGCTATATCTATATTCGCGATTGCGCCGCAACTTTTCTTCATAATGTTTGAGCGTACTGCGCTTAACTGCCTCGCGATGCCGATCTGGATTATCTGAACGTCGCTCACGCATGATTTTGGCGTAGCAAAGTTTACATCTGCTTTGCAATCCAGATGCTATTCGCTTGTCTGGGCTGAACATTGACAGCGGTTTCTCAGTTTTGCAAACAGTACATTGCTTCATTTTTTCATCAGGTCTTTTTGCTGCGAACTGTTGGAAGATCCCAGCCAAAAATTATAGACAGATGCGGTTTCTCTTGCTAAGACGCCCAGCAATAGCATCATTACATCAGAACCGGTCAAAGACATATAGCCAAGCGCAGAACCTACCAATAAACCAAAAAACCCGACAACCGTAACAGCAGACAACATTGCTGGCATTGGGCTTCGTGTCGCAATCTGCATTTGCCTGGCAGAATCGGTGTTCTTGACGTTTAGCTCAAACAGTTTGGTGTCGTTTGCCATCTTGGCAAGTTCACCGTTTTGTTCAAGCGCAGCAAGTTCTTGTTTTGCTTTAGCTGCCGCTTCTGGGTCAGGCAACACCCGATCTAGTAGCTTGCCACCAACTTCAAGCAGCGCGGGTATCGGAATCATCTTTTTTGTCCTTCAGAAGATTTGCCGCGGCATACGCACCCTTCCGGCCTGCAATGCCGCCGACCGCGCCAATGCAAAGCAGCATGACGTCTTTTAGGATTGCCAAAAACGCCTGGTCAATAGGTGATATGCGTTCCTTGTCCTGCTCGACAAACAAGACGCCACCAATAATGGCAATGACGCTAATCAACAAAATGCCTGCAAGTGTCAGCAAAATCGCCGCCCACACTCGGACCTCAATTTCCTCTGTGCTCATTCTCATGTTGCAACACTCGCAAGAAAGAACATTAGGCAAACAATCCCAGCAGCACAACCAGCAATGTAGATCATTTGGACTGGTTGATGATAAACATGACGATGTGAAACAGAATCAGACCACCCAAGAACAGCACGACAGCAATTAACGCCCATTCAGTTGTTAACGCAATGAATCGCTTTTTCCGTCGCTCGTGTTCGTAGACCATCTTTTCGCGCTGCAACTTAATATTTCGCCGCAGCATGATGAACTCGTTGTATCCGTCTAAACCTAAATGGTTGAGTTCGCCCCAGGTAAACATATGCCGGATTTCTTCTTCCATCTGCCGAATCTGAACCTGGGCAGCGTAAGTATCGAACGCTTCAGCGGTCGCGGATTTGTCGAACGTTAGCTTTTTGAAGATTGATGGTTTGGTATTAGCTTCGCCGCTAATCCATTCTTGAACGTCAGCAACAGCGCCAGCCCATTTGCCAAGCTGACTGAAAATATCCTGCGCCTCGCGCCCAACCGCGACTGCCTGTTTTAGACCGTTAAAAACTGCTGTAGCGGTCGCCAGCGCGGTTATCGGGTCAATCATGGTTTTAGATGACTCACAGCCCAGGCAACAACACCACCTGCCATGCTTGCAATGGTCATGCCCATCCAGAACCCGCCTTTGCCCTTGTTAGCCAATGCAACAAGTTCTTCTAGCTGGCGTTCCATCTTGTCGATCTTTTTGTCCATAGTTTGCACTCGCTCCCATAGGACACCGTACTTGATTGGGTCAATTTCAGTTTCCATTTTGCATAGCAAGTTTGTTGGACAGTAGACGAACGTCGGTCGGTGCCAATTCTAATGCTTTGTCTAAAAGCTGAATAGCTTCGTCTTTTAACCCTAGATTCCATGCGGCAATACTGGCAAGATCCCAAGGCTTTTCGGTCCACACGCTAGGGTCCATCGTGTAGACAAGTGCCTTATCGGTGATTTGCAACGCAGACTTGGCAGCAGCGTAAGATTCGGCCCACATACCAAGCCTATACGTCAGCATCGATAGCTCAACCCAAGGCTCCCTAGTGCCTGGTGCCTCTGCAACTGCCAACCGATACCATTTCAACGCTTCCCAATTCTTACCTAGTTCCTCGTGCGCCTTGCCTAGCAACCGCATGGCATAGCAACGTTCGTTTTGCCACGTTGCTTCCGGCATGGCTAGGTAGCGGTTTAGCGCAACTATCGCTTCTTCCCAGCGTCCATAAAACGTTAACTCTCGCGCATGATAGAAAGCGTTTCTAGGGCAGCGCGGATCTTCCTGGACCGCAAGTTCCAGCAGCGGCATGTATTGGCCCCGAGACTTTGTAGGGTCCGGGTGATGACTGACCAACAGCATGTCGGTATGTGCGTAGACTTCAACAATCCTGCCGTCTGGTCTGGGGTACTCATGCACCGGGTGATGCCAATGGTAGCCGCGCCGGTGATGGATCTTTTCGTAGTAAAAGCTGATCCCACAACCCCAATCAAATTTATAACGCAGTCTGGTGGTATCGGCCTGCCAGACTCGTTCAATCTCCTGCCGCCAGCCTGGTTCTAGGATTTCGTCTAGGTCCAGCGATATGCACACATCAAAATCACCAGGAATCAGCGCAAGTGCCGTATCTCGCGCCTTGTCGAACCGCCAGGGTGACACGCAGATATTGTGGACCGTAGCGCCGCATTCCGCTGCCAGGCTTGCCGTGTTGTCTGTCGATCCTGTGTCAGCAATCAAAATCAGGTCAGCTTCTTTTGCTGACTCGCAAAACCGTCTGACAAACGATTCCTCGTTTTTGCTGATTGCATAGACCGCAATTTTTAGTGTCATGTGTTGTGTGCTTTATATTGATTGACTGCCTGCCATATTCGGTTGGCTCATTATCCATGAATAACATTTAGCCAAAAATGTATCGCCATTTTGAGCGTCTAATTCTGGCAATGAAGCATGATAACGTCGAAATTCAATTTCTCTTGTGTTTTCTTCTTGCGGTTTAGTTGCATATCCAGCAACATCAATCATCGCAGAAAATCGTAATTGTTCTGTTAAGTTTCTAGTAATAGCAATCATTACTATCCGAAAATAAACATCTTTGAACGCAATGCCATAACTAGATTCAGAAAGATCATTTGTAATAGCCATTTTAATTCTCTTGTTGATTAAGCATAAATCACTTCAGTTGCATATACCGTCGCCACCCATCGAATGTTTGTGGCAGCGGCCCCTGTTGCTGTAATTGCTAAACTTCCGGTAGTGGTATTCGCTGACAATGCCAAACCCCAACCAGGTACATTACTAATTGTTGTGACTGTTGACGCAACAAGTGTTGTTGTAGATTGATTAACTTCTTGCCTAATCAATCCCTCAATTTTCCACCCGGCAGATTGCGTCCCTCCCGCCGCTTGTTGTCGCGCAACAACTGTACCCGTAAAAACATACGCGCTGTTTGGGGTTAGTGACACCTGATTATTTGCGCCTGCAGCATTTGTATTGCTGACCAAAGCTGCTGGTGTTGCGTCCGATGTAAATTTTATCAATGTCATAATTGACGTTTGACAATGACCTAAATCACTTCGAGACCCAGTAAAATTACTTGCTGCTCCAATTGCAAATTTGCCGATTCTATCTGCTCTAGTGCCTGTTCCTGAAATTGCAACACCGTTCGCTTGCGTTACACTTCCACTATCACCACCAATCACAACACCTTGGTTTGCAGTACCGCCAAAAGACCCAAGCATTGCAGCGTACGTACTAGCAATACCTCCTTGAGATAAACCAGTCCCCCCGCCAATAACACAGGAATTGCTTCCGCTTGCTGTGCATAAATATCCTAAAGCGATGCTGTTAGAACCCGATGCACCATAGCTTGTTGAATTGCTACCAACAGCAGCGGCAAATGAATCTTGCCCAGAAGCATAAGAACCACCTAAAGCAACAGCGCCATTCCCTTGCGCCCAAGATGCTGCGCCAGAGGAATTTCGTCCTATAGCTGTTGAATTAGAGAAAGTAGCTATACCTGAACCTAATGCAACACTCCCATAATTAACGGCAGACACAGACCCTTGATTTAACGCAATCCACCCAGACTGATATTGCCCGTTTGTTGGTCCGTAAGTAGTGGCATTTTTAACAAAAATCAGATCAAGAACCCCGGCCCCGCCAACCGAATAAAGTGTATTGGTATTGCCGCTTCCGCTAGTGTCTGACGCATATATATTGACAACTTGGGCGATTGTGCTGCTTCCATATCGTTGATTGACAATTTTTATCTGTTTACCGTCAATTGGAGAACTTGGCAAATAAACAGCAATTGCATTGCTTGACGATCCAGTCCTAAACAATTGAATTGGCGCACAATCATCTGTTAATGATATAGAAGCAGAACCAGATTGTGTTGTGCGAAAATAATCCCATATTTGAATTGCTGGGGTGTTTTCAGTTGGAAACCCGGTAAACATTAGTAATCCCCGCCAACAGCAGTCAAATGAAATCCAGCTGCAACAGCAGTCCCAAATGTTGCGTAAATTTTATAACCAGCGGGAATGCTAATACTCATCGGAACAATAATATCTGGTTGTTCTGCTGTTTCTGATACCGTTGTTGCTGACAATGTTCTTTCAAAATACAAAGTATTATTTGCTGCGGTTGCAGTTGCGCTTCCGTTGTTAATAAAAATCCTCATTACTGTTTGAACATTAGTCCCAAGCGCACGAACTTTTATAAAATCCAATCTTGACCCGTCTACCGCTTTGCCAGTAAATAATGGTCCATAAATTGTCCCGCTAGTAAGATCTTTGGTTGTATTGGCTGTAACGCCTGGGGTTGCAGCGTTAGCAGCGGCACCGCTAACCCATGTGTTGACAGGGGTAAGAGGGAAAATAGGATTGGTATTTTGTGCCATTTACATTGCTCCAATTACCCAAGATTGAATTTTTACTAATGCTGGCGTTCCACCAGAACCGCCACCGGAAATAGTTACCGTAACATCAGAACCGACTGCGGTTGCAACAACGCCAGCCCCAGTAAAGTTCATGCTCGTTGCGCTTGAT